ATCAATAAAGCCTGTAAGTTGCATTTTCAAGCGTTGTATTTCTTGTGCAATATCTTTACTGTTTACGGTAAATCCGTTTTCTTCAAGTAGCTGCTTTGCTTCTTTTATTTTCTGTTGTTGTTTTCGATAATGGTCGAATATTGAATTGTTTATACTCATTGGTTCTTGTTTTTATTATAAATTATTTGTTCGTGTTTACTTAGTGTTTCGTACTTGTATATTGCACAGGATAGCATTTCAGCTTCTGTTGCGTAATAAGGTTCGTTTTTGTGACCTAAAACACCACTATGCACATTTATTACTTCACGCTTGGCACTTTTACTTTCGCCTATTTTATGCGTTGTATATGTTATTCGTATATTGTTTTTCATATTACGTTTAGTTGTTGCTCTAAGGCAGTACATATGTCGTTGTCATCGTAGTAAATTACACCAGCACAAAGCAACGTTTCGCACTTAACGTGGTAATAGATTGTGTCGGTTTCTGCATATGTTATATCGTCTGTAAAAGTGTTGTAACTTACGGGGTATTGTTCTGTTCCTATTTCAACTTCTATTTCTACTTGGCAAGGCACATCGTTAATTGTAAAGTTTACTACTTCATCGTCTCTATGATCAATTTGTATTTCGTAACTCATAGCGTTATAATTTTCATAACTAAATAATATCCTATCCATACTGTCCACAAAAACACGAACCCAGTTACAAGTTCTCTTTTTGCTTCTTTTCTTTCTTGCTTGTTCATATCTCTTATTTAAGTGTTTTTCTTACTTTGTTAAATCGTTGTTCTAATCGTTCAATACATAGCTTGTATGTATGTATATCGTCTGTCCATTTATCACGATTCTCTTTAAACATACCACCCTGTCCGTTTATGCTGTCGTGCTTTAATTCTATTCGGTCTTTAAAAGATTGTATACCTTCTTCAAGTCCTACTAAAATTTGTAATTTTTCCATTCGTGTTTTCATAAGTGTTTTTTTATTAAAAATGTATTTCTTCGTTTTTCCAAGCGTTAATAACTTGGCTAATTGTTCTTACTTTTTTGTAGCCGCTTTCAAGTTGTTCCCAATTTAAATACGTTTCTTGCCCTAATATGTAGGTTCTTTCAAGTTGGCAAGACCTGTCAGATACAACGCATCCGTTTGGTGTTTTGTATATCTCAATCTTATTACCTTTTGATGTTGTAAATTTTGCTAATACTTTCATTTTTGTTTTGTTTTTAATTAATTTGTATACACAAATATAATAATGTTTTTCTATTAATTAACAATTTTATGAAACTTTTTAACAAAAAAAATTACAATTATTTTATAACGTGCTATAAAACAACAAGTTATGTATTAAAAAAAATTATATAAATCTTCGTGAATCTATGGCTTTTATCATTAAATCGTGACCGTCTGTGCGTTTACGTTCTAAATTTAATTCAAGTATGCGTCCACCCAAGGGTTTAACGGGTGCGCCTCTTTCAACGTGCCAACCATAAGCACCTTCTTGATATTCTTCTTTGTATGTTCCTGTAATCATACTGTGCAAATAACGATGTTCTACTTTATAGCCTGTTTTACTGTGATGTGTTAAACAATCTCGTACATCATTTCTACAACTGTTTTCGTGAATGTGTCCCATACTAAACACATCAAAACCTTCATACATTTCTAAAGCCCTTGTCAAGTTTAAAGCACCCTTAGTCACAACGCCACCACCACCAGAACCGTGAAAGTATTTTATTTTAAAAGGAAAAGATTTTGTATGCGTTAAAATTTTAACAATTAACCAACCACCATAACCACCTGTTTGCACGTTGGAATGACATTTTAAATTAAGCAAGTCTACAAATCTTTGTAAAATATCTGTTTCTTGCCACTTAATAATACCTGTCTCGTGGTTGCCATAACCAATAACCGTAAGTATGTCTGCGTACGGTGCAAACCATTCAACTGCCGTTTCTACAATAGAATCTAAATATCTTGCGTTGTTGTGTTCTGGTCGTATATCGTTTTTGTTTCTGCGATTATCACCACGTCCTTGCATTAAGCAA